TGGTTAATGCTGTAGGAGCAGAAGCAACCATAAATTTTTTATCATCAAAATCAGTTGCGGTATAATTTGATCCAGTTATTGTAGTGAAGTTATCTAAAAGAACAATATCTCCTTGATTCATTCCATGGGGTGTTGCATATGTAATTGTAACAGTTGTAGAACCATTTGTAGTTGAGAAAGCATTGGTTAAAGTTAAAGTCTGTCTAATTGGGTGAATGTCATAAAAAACACCTCCTGTATAAACATATAAAATTCTGTTAGTCCCTATTATAGAAAATTTAATCCCTGATTTATTAACGACATGATGCATGGCTCTTGCTGCACCCGTTAGTTTACTCTCACCTAACTGTGCCCAACCACCTATTTTTTCAGGTGTACCATATCTAAAACGTACATTGTCCCCACCTACCCACTGTCCTTCAGCTGTAGTTTCAGTAATCTGTTTGTTAAATCCTGGTTGAAATCCTATTTTTTGTAGCATACAATCCTTATACTATTAAGTGATTAATATATCAATTCTAGATTACTTCTATTATGGCCTGTTTTTCACCAAAGGCAAGATATTTATATTTGATTTCGTACTCTTGCCAAGCTTTAAATTGATTAACTTTCCAACCTATATATCCCAAATAGTCTCCTATTAAAACAATACAACCTTTTTGTAATCTATCTTTAGGAATATTATCTAATACAGATTTAGTTGCATTATAGGTATGACAATTTAAGTGTAAGAATGCTATTGGATCTTTATGTTCTTTTAAAAATTGTGGAAGTGTGTCTTTATACTTACCTTGAATTAAATGAACATTACTTTCTAATGTTGTTTCTGGATCATGAATAATAGGTATTTTACCTTCTAGATTATTCCATCCTTTCATGGCAAAGCCACCTTTCCAATTTTCTTCAAAACCAAAAAAAGTATCAAAGCCATACCATTCAGACTCTGGTTTTTCAAAAGAAAAACATCTAATACTGGAACCTTGATCTACTCCAAACTCTAAGAATAAACCTTCCTTATTTATTTTTTGAGCTGCAGCTTTCCACCAACCATCTTCTAAAAATACAACCTCATCTTTAAAAGGTTTAATATATTCTGCAGATTCTATAATAGCTTCATCATTTAAAACATCTGATATTCTTTTAGTAACTGCAGATCCTGCTAATGCGCCTTTGTAAAAAATCATTTTATTATTGTATAAGTTGCTATAACCATTCTAGGTTGTTTAGTATAAAACTTTTTAGGTCTATGTTCAAGACTTGATTCCCATAAATACCAATGATTTTGCTTTGGTATAAATTCACCTTTAAAATATTTAGTGTTAAATTCTGTTCCAGATTTTGTTTTTGTTAAATAGCATATTCCAGAAACTTGTTTATATTTTTTCCATTTTTTTACAAAATGATCATGCCACACAGCTGGAGCTTCGGTTTCTTTTTCTACATAAAAAATCCAAGCTGATTGTTCTACAATATCAAAGTCTCCAAACAATGTTCCTAAAGATTTAAAATAATAATCTTTTAGTTTAGCAACTTCTGGATCAATTATTTCTAATGCATCCCCTGCTGATTGTTCTTTAGGGTGAGGACATTTAGGATATTCTTCACAGCATTTATATTCATCTAAATATCTTTTATACAATTTTACTAAATATTTATTATTTAGTTTTTGAGGAAAAGGACAAAACCTAACACCTAATTCAAATATACTATTCATGTTTAAAGGGTATAAAATGGTTGCCGTGTAATTTAGACTCAATTGATTCTAAAGGAATAATATCAAAAGCAATTGTAATTCTATGTCTTTTGGTTTCTTCCCATGGTGAACTTCTGTGTTTATCTCCATCACTTTTACCAAATACAATTAAACCTTCTTTACTAATTATTTTTATTATATCTTTAACTCCTGGTATTTTATATTCAGTATGACTTTTACCTACCTGCACACAATAAAAACCATGCCAAACTTTACATTTAGAATGCCAGTGACCGTGCCAATTTATTTGTTGGTCTTTTCTAAAAACATTTAACCAACTTTTTATATAATAAGTTTTATTATCTAAATATGGAGAAATAACTTTTTGTAACTCATAATATAATTTATTTATTTCTTTAGTTGGGAAAGTTAAAAAATTATATCTTTCATGATGTGCAGTAGATAAATTACCATAAAATTTAGAGTCTATATTTGGAAAGGTTTTTAATAACATTTCTTCAATATCTAAACAGTCCTTAACTAAAATATTATTATCTATTGTGTTTATTTTATTACTAAATAGATAATTAGGATGATGAGATGTTACCATGTTTTCTTTTAAACCATGAAGGTAAACCTAAATGAGGTCTTGTATCAAAAGCATTTTGTTCTGCACCTTCAGTTTTAATATTGTTATAGTGTAAAAAAACTTGAATACAATGATCCCCATCAAAAGGTTCTCTCCAATGTTCTAATAAGTCTCCTCTATAAACTAACATATCACCTTGATTTAAATTAACTTTAATACCTTTATCATTTGATGGTTGATATTTTTGTATTTGATGAACACCTCTTTTCTCTCCATAAACATGTCCAGCATTTTCATTTGGATTAATATAGATTGGCCATTTATCTCCACCTAAATTTAATGTTGTAGAAAACTCACAACTAAATCTATCTTTGTGTCTTTTTAGTATATCACCTTTTTTATATATTCTAGCATAAGAATAGTTTTCAATTAAACTTGTATTAGTTATTTGTTCCATTTTTTCTCTTAATTTTATTAATAAAGTTTCCATCACTGGATCTGAATAATGAGCATAGGTTCCTGGTACTTGATGATGTTCCTGTTCCCATACACCAAAAGCTTCTTCAAAAGGAGATATATAAGTTGTGTTAAACATAGTTTCTGCAACTTGTCTTTTTAATAAAAAATAATTATAGCAAAAGGCTGCTAATTCTTTTGATATTGCTTTTTTAATAACTGTATATTTATTTTTACTAAAGCTCATTTTGAGGTGTCATTAACTCCTTCCTTATTGCTTGTAGGTTCCAATGTATAAATCTAAATGGTTCAATACCTGGATCAACTGTATATTGATGTGGCATATAACTATTAAAGATTACAATGGCACCAGGATTTGGATGTAGAGTGACTTGTCTCATTCCAAGAGGAAGTTCATCTTGATCTAAGTCTGTTCTTAAGGGTAACTTAGACATCATAGCCGCGGGTCTTGGATCATGGAAAACTGGTTGTGAAGTTTTCATAGATGATTTTAAAAAGAAAAAACCTGATACATGATTGTTTTGATGTATATGAGTATCATGATGTCCACCACCATTTTTTGATGCTTCTTGTACCCACATTTCATTCACAACAGGAACATAATTAGATAGATCATACCCCTGGTGTTTTAAAAATTTCCAAGATTGTTGAACAGCATAATCTAATAAAGTTCTAAATTGAGGATCTGATTGTAATTCACCAGAGTGGTGAGTTAATCCAAAGTCTTTAGTTTGTTTAATTAAATCTTTATTTAATTTTCTAGCATTTTTTATATGTGTATCAGAAGCTTTATTTAATTCTTCAATCCATTCTGGTTTGTAATCTAGCCATACTGGACTAGTGAAATAGTGCTCTTCTCTTAAAGTATCTTCCATTATTTCTCCTATCTAAAAGGATAACCACAGCTCCAAATTACTAAACTGTACCTAGTTCCCTTTGTTACTGGTTTGACTCTATGCCATATAAAAGAAGGAAAAACAACCACTGACCCTCTTTTTAATTTTTTTAATTTTATAATATCTGCTTTTTTATCTGGTTCTTTATCCATAATAGCAAACTCTAAATCACCACCCTTATAGTCATTAGGATCTGATAATAAAACACTAACAGATAATTTTCTTATTTTACCATTAAATTTAGATTCCATTTCTTTTTTATAAGGCTTATTCCAAGAGTCTCTATGCCAATCGTAATATTGATTTAATTTATATTTTGTAAACTGACAAGATTCAGATAAATCAAAATCAAAATTCCAACCTGCATTTTCATTTGCTCTATGTATGTAAGGTAATATTTCTTTATAAATCCAACGATCATCTAACCAAACTATATTAGAATGCCTTTTACTTTTTAAATCATTTGATTCTTTTTTACTTAACTCTTCACCTTTTCTACCTTTATATTTTCCAGTTAATGCTAATATTTCTTTTTGTTCTGTTCCATGGCGAATAAGCTCGTCTAAAAACCTCTGACTTAAAACTCCATCAAAATACCAAAAAGGTTCCTCTACAAACATAATTATCTTTCTTCATATGTCACTCTAAGTACAATTCTCTGCTTACCAGAAGTATTAGGTTTTAAATAGTACTCTAAATGTGAATTAAATAATACATACTTATTTTGCTCTATTGGAAGTGTCCAGTAACAACCTTTTTTTCTTCCATTATCATATTCAATAATTAAATCATTTTTATCTGTTTCTAGAAAATACAACATAACAAGATCAGGAGAATCTTTTAAATTTGCATAATCTAAATGATGTCTTTTAATAGACCCTTCTCCTTTGTTATGAACCATGACACTTATTTCTTTTGGCCATAAAGTAACTTTTGTTTTGAGAAGATATTGTCCTTCAATGTAATCCGTTAACCATGTAATGTCTTGCATAGTTTCTATTTTTACATCGTTATATCTGTTTAATTTTTTAAGATCTATTTTATCTGTTTTATATTCTAAATAATATCTAATGTTATCAAAATTAATATCTGAATGATCCTTTGGTAAGAAGGTTGTCATTATAAAATCTTTATGTAATTTTAACTCTTTCATAATTATTATTGAATTATATATTATACTTGTTGATTAAAATCAAGTTCTTCAAATGAAGTATTAAATACTATTACTGTTTTCCTTTTCTTTAATTTATTTATAGGGGACCTATGGTATAAATATGAAGGAAAAGTGATAATATCTCCTTCTTTAGCATCTATGTTGGTCTCATTAAGAAATTCAGTTAAGATAGAAGACTCAGGTAATTCTAAATAATAAACACTTGAAAACTGACAGGCTGAATGATTGTGCCAGTTATGGTGATTGTTTTTTAAATACTGTTGAAACCAATAATTATGTACTATGCATTTTTTAGAATGTGTTTTAAAACACATATTAACTTTCCAATCTTGTAATAATTTACTAAATAAAGACCAATACAACCTTGGAGTCTCCGGGGGTAAATACCAATCTGTATGGTTTAAACTTTCTGTTTCATCAGGTTTTAAATTAATTTTAGGAAGTCTATCAATTAATCCTAATAATTCTTTTTTAAATTTTTTGTGTTGTTTAAATGTAAATATATCAATCATACATAAACAATATTTAAAACTAATCTAAACTCCTCGTCCGTACAAGTTGTTCCACTGTGTAATTCATTTGATTTAAAAGTTATTAATCTATTAGCTTTTGAGGCTATTTTATTTTTTGAATGTTTAAATCTAGTATAACCGTTATTTTTATTTAAATAAAATATAGAAGAAGTTAAATTTTCAGATGTATGATCGTGATGAAATGGATGTTCTATAATAGTATTTGTTTTTGTAAGTAAATTTAATTTTATTCTAAAAATAGTTAATGGATTAATTTTATCTAAAATAGGATAAATTAATTCTTTATGAATACTAGTAAAATTATGATTTTTATAAAATATGTGTACAAATTGTTTGTAATTAGTATCATTATCAAATGTCACTCCTTGTAAGTACCAATCAAAATTATTACTTAATACAAAATTTTTAATATTATTAAGATGCTTATCATCTATATAATTATCAATTATTTCCATTAAACAATATCTATGTTAATATTAATTCTTGTTTTTACATCACTTGCAGCAACACTTGCATGTTCTAATTGTCCATCAAATAAAATAAGTTGATTTTCAACAGAATGAATTTTTGTTTTATCTTTAAATAAAGTATAACCATTGCAAGTGTTTAATGAAAGAATAGCTACAGTATGAGGTGTATCAACATCTACATGAAATATAGATGGCTTTGGTTTAAGGTTTCTTGGATATAAATTTATTTTAGATCTTAATAAATAATTGTGATTTAATCTACTTAGTATTGGCATCAATACTTGATTAAAATAAGGACTTAACTGTTTATTATCTGCCCATAACCAATGAAAAAAATAAAAATCATTCATGTCTTCATTTTGATTTTGGTCTCCTAAATACCAAGAAAATTGTGGACAAGTTAATTCATGTTTAATTGCATTAAACACTTCTGGTTTTAAAAAATTATCTATAGTCTGTATTTTATCTTTCATATTATTCTGAAAGAATATATTTTATTTATGTAATTAAATCAAGGCTTACGGAGCTCTATAAATAACTTCTTTATCCCAAGATTGAGTTGTTTCATTCCAATGATAAAGATCCTCTACACCGTTAGTTTGTGAAGAAGGCCTATCAATAGGTGCTCTCCAAGTATAAGTGTTAGTATCTAATACCCAACTTTGTAATATATTTTCTTCATCATCTGTTGGTTTAGGGGGTATAAAAGCATCAGCAGCTTCATCATAAGTAGAACCTACTCCAGCGTAATTATATCTTAGCATTTTACTTTGGTCATCAGCTATTGAACCATCGTGATTACGATATTTTCCTGCTCTAGTATGATAAGACGTTTTTTTAAAATTATCCCAACCATGCACTCTTTTTAAATGAGCAATACCATTAGCTTCACTAGTTACACCATTAACTGTTTCTCTTGCATCATCAACAGCGTGAACTGAAACTACATTGTTATTTTCATCTAATCTTGCATAGTGTGCCATATAAACTCCTTATTGATATTTGTATCTGATTGCTACTAAACCAGATCCTCCAAAACTTGGTGAATTACAAGTATCACTTGTATTACCGCCACCTCCTCCTCCGCCTGAGTTAGCTGGTGATGGTGTGAAAGCTGTTCCGCCTCCGCCATATCCTCCGCTACCTGGCGAACCTGGTGAATAAGTTCCACCGCCTCCGCCACCAGAAAAATATCTCTCTGTACCTGATGGCCCTGGTGTACCATAACTTGGTGCTGTTGGTCCAAAAAATCCTGTTGCTATTCCTTTACCATTACCACCTGGCCCTGCTGGTGATGTAAAACCTGGTGCTCCATTGTTTCCTGCTGAATTAGCTCCTCCACCTCCTCCTGCTCCTGGCGAACATCCACCAGCAGAGTTTCCTCCTGGGTTTCCTTCTGGTGGAGAGAATCCACCTGCGTTTCCAGTTCCATTTCCAGATGTTCCATTATTTCCGCCACCTGATCCTCCAGGTTGACCGTGTGAACCGCCTCTCGTAGAAGTGATAGTACTAAAAATTGAAGGTGTTGCTGCAGTAAATCTGCCTGATGGATTTCCTCCACCTGCTCCAACTTGAATTGGATAAGCTGTGTATGCTACTGGTACACCTGTGAATGCTGGAGATGGATAATTAGTTCTCCATCCACCGCCCCCAGCTCCGGCGCCTCGGAATGCCCCTCCACCAGGCCCTCCACCTGCTACTACAAAATATTCTACTGTGTTTGAACCGTCAGGAGTTCCTTCGTTTTGAACTGTAAAAGTACAGTCACCTGTAAAAACGTGTGTTTTATAACATCCGTTAGTTAAGATAGTTCCTCCTAATGCTGCAATATATGGAAGTACAGTACGACCTGCAAAACCAAAACCTCTTACTGATCCTCCTCCTCTTGTTGTTAAAAGTGGCATCTTTCTATTATCCTCCTATTATGCAAACTGTGTTTGCGATGCTAATACTGTAAACGTTGCGCTTCCAGTTTTAATAACTGTGTAAGAATAAACATCAAGTGAACTAACATTACCAGCTGTTGGTGCAGATCCACCTTGCCATTCTGGCGTAACACCAGATCCATCAATTTGTACAGCTGAGTTATAATAAGGAGTTGCACCTTGTGAAACAATATGTGCAATTGTTAAAGATTCTCCTGTGTCCATAATTGAATCTAATGAATTAGAACCATCTCCTCTAATATTTAATGTCCAGTTTCCTGAAGCGTCTGTAGTAAAGTTCCAAACAGCTTGTGTTAAAACATCATAGTTTACAGTTCCAGTAGCAGCTGTTGCTTCAGTTGTAACTTTTTCAGCAGTTTGTTGAATTTTACCAGCACCTAAAACAACTCTTCCAATTCCTTTTGGAGTTATATTTAAATCTACATTACTATCAGTACCTGTTGCAGATAAACTAGGACCATTGCCTGTTGCAGCGTTAGTAACTGATAATTCATTTACTGCAGAAGCTGTTGTAGAAAATTTAATTTGTTCATTAGTATTTTCGTCTCCAATAAAATTAGTATCATCGATTAAAATATTATTACCATTAGCATCTAAGTTACCACCTAATTGAGGTGTAGCATCATCTACAACACTAGGTATACCTGTATCAATAGCGGCAATGTCTGGATTAGTTCCATCATTAGCTGTTGCAAAAATTAATTTATCACCTTTATTTGTTGCTGAAAAAGTAAAAGTAGTTCCTGAACCTGTGGCGTATTTAAACTGAACTGTGAAAGCACCAATTGTAGAATTTCTTAAAAAATAAAAAGTTTGAACATCATTTGGAATAGTTACTATTTGATTTCCAGTAATTGTACCTGTGAACTCAATCATTCTATGTGCAGCATTTGCACCAGTAGCTCCA